GAAATCAACAACGGCGATTTGATAGAGGATTTCGTACAGGGAGCGCAAAAGCTCCGCCGCGAGTCCCCGGCTCTCAAGAGCTATAACTCGACCGTAAAATCCTTTGCGACTCTCTCGAAATCGCTCCTCGACCTCCTCCCCGAGAAAGAACAAAAACAGGCGGGTAACGAGCTTATGAGCTTTATTACCAAGCCGCAAGGAGCGGCGAAAAAATGAACTACGTCCGCGAGTATTGGTCGCGGATTGAGCGCGGCGAGATAGTTACGAGCCGCCGGGTTAAGGCCGTTTACGGGCGGCTTATCGCAGACATGGACGCGGCGGCGGCTGACTCGCCGTATTACTTCGACGAGGCGGCGGGCGAGCGTCCGATAGAGTTTATCGAAACCTTTTGCAAGCAATCACAAGGAACGCTCGGAGCCCCTTTGCGCCTCGAGCTTTTCCAAAAAGCATATATACAAACCCTTTTCGGGTGGCGGGAGAAAGCGACGGGATACCGCCGTTTTCGAGAGACGCTCTTTCTTGTCGGTCGTAAAAATGGCAAGTCGACGCTCCTCGCGGCTATCGCGCTCTATCTGCTGATTGCCGATTACGAGGGCGCGGCGGAGATTTACTCCGTAGCGACCAAGAAAGACCAAGCGAAAAAGACGCTCACCGAGGCCGTGAACATGGTAAAGCAGAGCCCGGAGCTCCGGGCCGTTATCAAAAAGCGGCGCAACGATATTTATTTCCCCGCGACGGCCTCCATCTTCGAGGCGTTGGCGAGCGACTCGAATACCCTTGACGGCTTGAACTCTCACGCCGTCATTATCGACGAGCTACACGCTATCCGCGACCGTAATCTCTACGAGGTTATGAAGCAATCCACGTCGAGCCGTCGTCAACCTCTCGTAATTATGATTACGACAAACGGCACGGTACGAGAGTCCATTTTCGACAATATTTACGAGCTCGCTCGGGATATTGCCGACGGGAAAATCGTCGAGGATACTTTCCTTCCCGTTCTCTACGAGCTCGACGCTCGCGAGGAGTGGACGGAGCCGACCGCCTGGGCGAAAGCAAACCCTGGCCTCGGCACTATCAAGCAATACTCGACGCTCGCGGCCTTTGTGGAGCGAGCAAAGAAAAACCCGGCAGATTTGCCCGGCGTTCTCTGCAAAGACTTTAACGTCCCGGAAACCTCGTCGAGCGTTTGGCTCTCCTACGAGGAGATAAAGAGCGACGCGGTTTTCGATATGCAAGAGATTTATAATACCTACGCCGTCGGCGGGTGCGACTTGTCCGCTACGACCGACTTAACGTGCGCCTCGCTGATGATACGCAAGAGCCGGGACGACCCGACTATTTACGTCATTCAGCATTATTTTTTACCACAAAAGAAAATCGACCAACTCGACGAGCATAACACGCAAGAGGCCCCCTATAAGCTGTGGCGCGACCGGGGGCTCCTCACCGTCTGCGACGGTAATCGCGTCGACTATTCAGCGGTTACGGAGTGGTTTTGTCAAATGCGCGACGAGTATAAAATCGACGCTTTCAAGGTCGGATACGACCGAGCACTCGCCGGGTATTGGGTCGACGAAATGAAAGCAAACGGCTTTGAAATGTGCGCCGTCGCACAGGGGCCGTTTACGTGGTCGCAACCTATGCGCGAAATGGGCGCGGCTCTGGCCGATAAAAAGGTCAATTACAACAAAAACCCCGTGCTCGTGTGGTGTCTGTCTAACACGGCCTCGAAAAAGAGCGGGGTAAATAACATTCAGCCCGTAAAGATTTCCGACAAGAGGCGTATCGACGGCATGGTATCGCTCCTCAATGCGTGGGTTATCTATGTGCGGGATTACGAGGACTATATGTATTTAGTGGGGTGAAAACATGGCAGAAAAACGAGGGCTCTTTCAAGCTATTTTCGGCGGAAAGAGCGGCGGAGACAAGAGTTACTCCGCGTATAAGCTCTTGAGCTCGTGGGAGTCCACCTTTACGCCGTACTCCGGCAATATGTGGGATATAAATACCGTGCGCTCGGCGGTCGACGCTTTCGCCCGCCGCGTATCCACGGCAACGCCCCGACACGTTCGCGTATCCGCCGATACGACCGTATCCGTAAACGACTATATCGACCGCATTTTACAGTACAAGCCTAACCCGTATATGACGGCCTCCGAGTTTTACTATAAGCTCGCGGCGCAATACAAGGTTTATAACAATGCGATTGCGTATCCCGTGTTTGATGATATGCACCGATTGACGGCGGTATATCCAATCAACGCGCAGTATTTCGAGCTCCTCGAGTACATGGGTACGCTCTATTGCCGTTTTCGGTTTGCGACGGGCTCCTCGTATATCTGCGAGTATTCCCGCCTTATCCATATTCGCCGACATTTCCTTGAAAACGATATTTTCGGCGATAATAACAAGCCTCTCGAGACGGTGCTCAAGACCGCAAATACGTTCAATCAGTCTATGAGCAAGTTTGCGGAGCTTATCGCCGTTATCCGAGGCGTTTTGAAAGTCTCGAACGCGGTCAAAACCGAGGATTTGAACAAGAGGCGCGACGACTTTATCCGGGATAACCTCCGCATGGAGAATAACGGAGCGGGCGTTATCGTTACCGACGCAAAGTACGACTATACGCCCATTTCGGACAAGACGACCCCTATCCCCTCCACACAGCTTGAGTATATCAAGACGGAGATTTACGACTATATCGGCGTATCGAAAGAAATCGTCGAGAACACGGCGACCGCCGAGCAAGAGCGGGCGTTTTATAGCGGCGAGATTTCTCCGTTCTTCCACAAGCTGACACAGGCTTTCACAAACTGCATTTTTACGGAGCGGGAGGTCGGACACGGAAACCGTATCGTATTCGCGGCGAACTCCGTACAGTTTGCTACCTTGCCCGAAAAGGTCACGGCGGCAAAGTTTTTGACGGAAATCGGCGCGGCGACCCTCGACCAAATCTTAACTATGTTCGATATGCCGACTATCGGCGGCGAGGAGGGCTCTCGCAGAGTGCAGACTCTGAACATGGTAAACGCGGCCCTTGCAGACAAATACCAAACAGGCACAGACCCCGAGCCGAAAGACCCGGAGCCAAAGCCTAACGACCCGCCCGGCGAGCCGAAAGACCCCGAGGGCGGAGAACAAGAGGAGGTTTAATCATGGCGTATAAACCGAACGAGCGCGAATATCGAGCGGTCGCGCCCTTTGTTATTCCCGACGGCTCCGACGGAGACGCGCTTATTTTGCGCGGTACTCCCATCGTCTTTGATACCCCTACCGTCATTTGCGAGTATGACGGTATCGAGTACAAGGAAATTATCGCTCGCGGAGCTCTCGACGATTGCGATATGAGCGACTTTATCCTCAATCGCAATCACGGGCAAAACGACTCTACCGTTTTCGCCCGCACTCGAAACAACTCTCTCAAGTACACGATTTCCGACCGAGGGCTCGACATTGAGGCGGCTCTCGACGGCGAGGACGAGAGACACAGGAACTTGCACAGGGACGTACAGAAAAAGCGCGTCGACAAAATGAGCTTTTCTTTCGTCGTCCGTGAGGCCAAGTACGACAACGTGACCCATACTCGCACGATTACAAAGGTCAAAAAGCTATACGACGTGTCGGCGGTGGATTTTCCGGCTTATAACGATACGTCTATTTCGGCTCGGAGCTTTTTCGCGGAGGAGCACACGAGAGAGCTTGCGGCTTTGGAGCAGGCCCGGAGACGAAAGAAACTGTTAGCTTTGACATACTAACCCACAACAAAAAATCTTTATGGAGGTATCTTTATGAACATCGAAAAGAGACGCGCAGAAATCGCCGCCCGCAAGGTGGAAATCCGCAATCTGATTACCGCCGACAATAACGCCGACATGGACGCTCTTGAGAAAGAGCTCCGCGAACTGAACGAGGAGGATAGCAAGCTCGAAAAGAGACAGGCTATCGAGCGTATGCTCAACTCCGGCGGCGCGGTCGGTAATCCCGTCGACATTACTAACCCCGTTGCTACCCGTAGCGAGGAGGTCGTCCCCGGCGAGGAGTATCGCTCCGCCGAGTATCGCTCCGCATGGCTCAAGACCTTGCAGGGCAAGCCTCTGACCGAGGCCGAGCAGAGAGCATACTCTACCGCCGCAAACTCCGCCCTCCCTATCATTCCCGAGACTACCGCAAATCAGATTATCAAGAAGATGTACGAGGTCGCTCCCATCTTGCAGAAATGCAAGATTTTCCACGTCCCCGGCAACTTCAAGTTTGCGGTTGAGGACGTGAACACCGACGCGGCTATCCATACCGAGAACGCCGCTATCACTCCCGCGAGCGACTCTCTCAAGTCCGTATCTCTGACCGGATACGAAATCGTAAAGCTCGTCAAGGCTTCTCGCGCCTCCTCCGAAATGGCCCTCTCTGCTTTCGAGAGCTATATCGTCGAGGTCGTCGCCGAGAATATCGCCCGCAAGATTGAGTTTTACATCTTCGCGGGTACTGGCTCCAATCAGCCCGGCGGCGTAGCTATCGCGGGCAAGGGCACGAACGGCGCATACACCAACGGCACCGACCAGATTACCGTAGCCTCCGGCGCGGCTCTGACCGAGGCTAACGTCGTCGCTCTGTACGGTATGCTCGGCAACGGCTACGAGCGTAACGCGGTTTGGGCTATGAGAAAGGCGACTTTCTTCGCCGATTTCTTCCCTCTGATGAACAAGAGCAAGAACAATCTTATCGAGTTTGCCAACGGCAAATACTACGTCATGGGCGCGGAGGTCTACTTTACGGGCTCCGTCGGCGCAAACGAGGCATATCTCGGCGACTTCTCTTACATCATCGGTAACTATTCCCAGAATATTACCGTTGTTAAGAGCGAGCACTCCGGCCTTGCTACCAATAGCATTGACTACCTCGGCTCTTGCGTGTTCGACAGCAAGCCCGCCGCCGGACTCGGCGCGTTCGTCCATCTGGCAAAGGCTACCGCTTAACGAGGAGGGCTCACTATGGCGATTAGCGACTCGTATCTCGAGAGCGTCCGCCTATCCGTGAGAAATACCTCTACCGCGTTCGACAGCGAAATAACCGACCTCATTAACGCCGCCCGAGCCGACCTTGTGCTCGGCGGCGTTCGTGAGGATAAGGCGAACGACGAAAGCGACCCGCTTATCTTGCGGGCCGTGCAGACGTATGTAAAGGCCGAGTTTGGACTCGATAACCCGGACGCGGACAAGTACCGCGCCGCGTATAAAGAGCTCCGAAACGGCCTCACGCTCTCCGATAGCTATATCAAGAGCGCGGAGGAGGGATAACTCATGTATTGGCGCGACGTTGTAACGCTTCGAGCCGTTACCGACGGCAAAGACGCAGACGGATACCCGAAAGAGGTCGTCAAGGATACGGAGGTTTTCGCCGACGTGACCTCGACCAAACGGAGCGAGTTTTACGCCGCAAAGCAAAGCGGTATTGACCTCGCTATAACGGTGAAAGTCCGCGCTTGCGATTATGCCGGACAAGAGCGGCTCCTATTTGATGGCAAAGAGTACAAGGTCGAGCGGGCCTATACCGAGCGGCGCGAGTATTACGAGCTTAATTGCTCGGTATTTAGGAGGGCGAGCGTATGAGCGTAAACGCAATTTTGACGGGTGTGCTTGATAGCTTGCTCCCGACCGCCGCCGAGCTCTACAAGGGCGACGCGACCGAGTACATCGTTTTCAATGCGACCGAGCTCCCCGACGATTTCGCCGACGACGACGCGCAACACTACCGTTATCTCGTCCAAGTCCATTTATACACGCCGTATGAGAAAAATACGCTCGCGTATAGACGGGAGATTACCCGGAGGCTCCTCGCCTCCGGCTTTACTCGTCCGACGGTCACTCCGGCGCACGACGCGACCGGGCAACACTTCGTTTTTGAGTGTGAGTATGCGGAGGCGGTAGCCGATGGCTAATTTATCGACGAGCGGGCTCGACGAACTGTTTAACGACCTCGAGAGCATTATCGAGCTCCCCGACGAGGTAGCTCTCGAAATGCTGACAGCAGAGGCGGAAATAATCGCCGAGGCACAAATAGCCGAGGCTAAAGCTATGGGCGTACACGACAAGGGTATAACCGTCAGCCATATTACACACGGCAAAAAGCTGACGGTACGCGACGGCGAAAGGTGCTTGTATGTGTACCCGAAAGGCACTCGTAACGATGGCAACTCCCGTCGTGTCGCGGAGGTTGCCTATGTAAACGAGTACGGAAAAACAGGGCAACCCGCCCGACCGTTTATCAAAACGGCGAACGAAAAGTCGGCAGACGCGGCGGTCGACGCGGCGGCTCAAGTCTACGACAAATATCTCAAATCAAAAAATCTTTAGGAGGTTTAATCTATGGCACAGTTTGGCGCAAAGCGTCCCCGTTTTGCTCCCGTGGTGGATACTC